GGATGGATGCACTTGAATGGTCAGTAGAAGCTATTAGACTAATTGGTGCACCTCTTGCTTTACAGCCTAAACAAGCTCGTATAACTATTTCTAATTATAGAGGTATGTTACCTTGTGATGTAGACCATATTACTCAAGCTGCAGGTTCATTTGGAGGATGTATTCCATTTCCAATGACTATCAGTACTAACTCATTTCAACCAGTTTTTACTTGTGACGAACAAATTAATCCTGAATTATTAGGAGATGCAGAAATAACTACAAATAATACAATTCCAATTGGTGAGGATATATCAGGTAATCCTGTTTATACTTTCCAAAATGGTAATATGAGTATGCCTGAAACTATTACTGACACAAGTAATAGAGCTCGCCTAAATGATGCAACATACTCTTTGAATGATAACTTTATATTTCCTAATTTTGAAACAGGCTATATATTTATAGCTTATAGAGGATTACCAGTAGATAAAGATGGATTTCCATTAATTCCAGATTTACAGCGTTATATAGAAGCAATCAAAGCTTTTATTTGTTGGAAAGTTGATTATATCCTACATAGAGCTGGAGAACTGTCAAAGGAACTTTATGAAGAAAGTAAAGTAGAATGGTTATGGTATGTAGGCTCAGCAGGAAATGCAATCAGAATGCCTAATTATGATGGTATGCAAGCATTAATGAATCAAATTAAAATGATTCCTAGAAAATATGCTCACGATGAATTCTTTTTAAAATTAAGTAGCAAATGATAGGAGTATATACAATAACTAATCTTATTAATAATAAAGTTTATATTGGTTATTCAATCAATATAAAACAAAGACTTAATAAACACAAATATACTTTAAAAAGCAATATTCATGGAAATATACATTTACAAAATGCTGTAAATAAATATGGTATTATTAATTTTAAATTTGAGGTTTTAGAAGAATGTTCTGAAAATTTATTGTGCTCACAAGAAAATTATTGGTGTAACTTATTAAATGTTCATAATAGAAAATATGGATATAATATTGCACCAACTCATCCAGAGGAAATTAATAAATCTTCTTCTATTGAAACAAGAATTAAACAATCATTAGCACATAAAGGAATCACAACTTGGAATAAGAATATACCAATGTCAGAAGAAACTAAAGTTAAACAAAGATTAACAAGAGTTGGTATAAGTTGTTCTGAAGAAACTAAATTAAAAATTAGTAAATCTCATCCAAGTAAAAGAAAAGTATTAAGAATTGAAGATAATATAATATTTGAAAGTGTAACAAAAGCTGCAAAACATTCTAATACTTTTACTAGTAGTATAAATAAACAAATAAAAGGTGAAATTAAATCACTTAATAACTATACATTTAAATATATAGATTAATGACTGGAGAAGCTTTTAAGAATGAATTTGCTGGAATGAACCAAGATTTAGCGAAGACAAAAATACCTCCTAATATTTATTACGAGGCAATAAATTTTCGTCCTTCAACTGACAAAGGATTAACTGATGGTGCTTTAGAAAATATTAGAGGAAATGCAGCTTTAGCTACTATTCCTGATACAGCTGCTGTACAGAAAATCAGTCTAGATTTAACTGTATTAGGAGCAATCTTTATTACCATTACACATAATGGTGTCCCTATTACAAGTGCTAGTGCGTTCACTGTAACTGCAGCAAGTACGCCAGAGCATTTATATAATTTCTTAATTAATGATACTAATTTTGCACCTGCATTAGGAACATTATATAATATTTATTACAATAGTTTATATTTATTATTAAATCCTTTAGATTTATTACCAGTAGTTATTACTCCAATACTTGGATTAATTATTGATAATAATTTTATACCAGCTCAAACTAATTTAGAAAATATAGGAAGTACATATATCAATAATGATATTTATATTCTTACTACCAGTAATGATTCCAGAGCTCCTGGTCAAGGAAATCCTGAATCTATTGGACAAATTTGGAAAATAGAAATTGATAATGCAACTAATCTTGCATCACCACCTACTTTAATATATAATAATTATTTAAATTTTAGTACATATAATGCTGTTGCACCTTCAGCTATTCTAGGTAGATATGAAAATCGTAATATTCAAAGAATTTACTGGACTGACTTTTTTAATAAATTAAGAACTCTAAATGTTGTAGACCCACAAGTATTTGCTTTAGATGTTTCATTAGTAGATGTTCAACCATCCTCTGATTTCAGTATTCCTATTATGACAGAGATTGGCAGTGCTCCTGGAACAGCAGTAATTCCAATTGGTTGCTACCAATTAGCTTATAAATTAACAAATGTATCTGGTTCAGCTACTACATATTCTGTACCTAGTAACATGATATTTGTTACACCTAATAACTCTGCCAATCCTTTAGGGGCAGAAGAACTTCAAACTGCTGGATTAAATTGGGCATCTTATAGAGGTGAAGTAAAAGGTACTACAACTACCAAAAGAATTGTATGGAAGATTGATAATTTAGATAGAGATTTCTCAAGAATTGAAGCAGTTATTTTAGTTAGAGAAACTAAATCAGAGATTCCTAAAATCGCTAGAATTTTTGAAGGTCCTATAACTGGAGATAGTATAAACATTACATTTGATGGTGATATTTATACATCAGATGATATTTTATCTGTATCAATAGAAGAATATTTAACTTTAGCAAATGTATTTACAAGAGTTAAGACTATTACTACAAAAGATAATAGATTAATAGTTGGTAATATTGATAATTCAACAAATGCTGAATTAGATTTTGATGCTAGAGCTTATAGATTTAAAGCTGCTGGTTCTTTTGATATTGTTGATATTAAAGGTACAGCACCTACAAATTACAGTATTACAGTTCCTGCAGATTATGATAATATAACAGAAACCAGTGATGCTATTACACCATTTAATTTAGAAACAACTGACCCATTTTATTCAGCTTTAGGACAATTTAAAGCGGATGGATTTACTTTAGGAGGTCAAGGTAAATATATTTCTTATGAGTTTGTCTCAGTTGCCGTAGCAGCTGATAAGACTGTTGAACCAATCACACCTCAACCATTACCAATTGTTTCAACGAATCCTGATTATACTACAGTAGCACTAAATCTTGGAGTTTACTCTACAGATAAATCTGGTGTAGATAATCTACAAGAATATCCAGTTGTTTTTCCATCAGCTATTAATGATGGTATGAAATATCCTCAAATGAATAGTATTTATTGGGGTTATCAAAATAATGAAATTTACAGAATAGGTATTGTCTTTTATGACAAATCTAAAAATCCATATTTTACTAAATGGATTGGAGATATTAAAATGCCTGATGTATTTGATGCATGCCCAGCAGGAAATCATCAATATGAAGATGGTAGTTTAACAGGTTATACAGATTATAGAAAGTCATTTACTAAACCAGCAGGTACACATGGAGCTAATGAGGCTTATGTTTGTCAGTTAGGTTTAAAGATTACTGTTAATATTCCAGCAGATTTAACTGACCAAATAGAAGGATATTCTATTGTTAGAGTTAAAAGAGAAGAATCTGATAAGAGAGTAATCTCAGAAGGAATCATCTCTAACACTTATATTGGAGGATTTATTCCATCTACAACATATTTCTTAACTACTGGAAATATGGATTATAATGCTACGAATAGTTCCAAGAGTAGAATATCCTATATTACTCCAAGTGTACTAGATTCTGGATTAACCATCCCAGCATCTGGTATGAAGTTTAGAGGTAGTAGTATTCTAAGTCCAGCTAATAGTTTAAAAGATATTGATATTGTTGGTGGAGTGTTTTCAACCAATAAGAATAAAGTATTAAAGATGTATACTCATACACCTGTTGCTGCTTTTGAATTAGATATTACTAATGCAGCTTTAGCAGGAACTAATGGTTCTATTGTATTAAGTGGTGAGACTTTTCAGAATTTATCCTTTCCATTTCCAGGTCAACAAGCACAAGGGAATCCTTCGTACACAGTTAAACTAGCTTCAAATATTCCAGGAACTGCCACAGGAGATCAAAAATTTCTTGTATATTTATATAATCCTATTTTAAATCAATATGGTGGAGATACCTATACAGATAGAGCTAATAATGAATATATTATCTGCTCACACTTTAGGTCTACTAAATCAAAGGTATCTGATTATAATGACACTTCATTTATTTATGGAGGCGATGTGACTAATGATATTATGGATGAACAGAGAATTGGTGTTGAATGGGGAGCATTTCCAGGAGCTCATAACTCTTTATTATTTCTATATCCTTCTAGTTCACCAGTAAATAGATTCTTAAGACATGGAGCTCATCCTAATACTTCTATGGAAGATACTGGAGCAGCTGGTGATGTTACTGATTATTACTATAATAAAGTTTATTCAACACAAAATGATATTATAAAGTATTTCCCTAAACCAGACCCATTCATTGCAAGTTCGGAGTTTGTAAATAGATTTTACATCTCTGAGATTAAGATTAATGGTGAATTAACTGATGCATGGAGTATCTTTAAAACACTTAATTATTGGGATGTTGAAGGAAGTTATGGTTCTATTAATGGAGTATCAGTATTACAAGACCAAGTATATTTCATTCAAGATAAAGCTTTTGGTAAATTATTAGTTAATCCTAAAACAGCAATTACCAGTACAACAGGTGAAGAAATTCAATTAGGTAGAGGTAATGTTATTGATAGTCATGAATATATTTCTGTAGAAACAGGTAGTACACATCAATTTAGTTTCTTAAAATCTGCTTATTCTTTATACTTTATAGACACAAGACATAATAAAATTTATCAATTTAGTCAAAGTAGACCTTTAACTCCAGAAAGTGATTTAAAAGGTATGCATGGTTGGTGTATTAATAATATCTATGGTAACTTAGAAGTTATTGATAAACCTGTTTATTTTGACTCTACTATAGGTATTAATGGTATTCATGGTGTTTATGACTATATAAATAATGAATTAATATATACTTTGAGTAGAGGTGAACGTGGTATTGTAGTTGGCGGAGAAAGACCAGACCCTATTCAAGCATCATTTACTCTTGTTTATAATGAGAAATTAAATGTATTTACAGCTTTTTATAGTCACTTTCCAAAGAATTATATTACTAATAATAGAGTATTTATTAGTCCAGACCCAACCGATTTACAAGAGTTGTATTTACATAACTTTGGAAATTATGGAGAATTCTATGGAATTCTAAAAGAATCAAATGTTACTTTCACAAGTAATGGTAAACCTGAATCTACTAAAGTTTTTAACAATTTAATGATTCAAACTGAAGTCCAAGATGGAACTACATTGGTAGATACTGATAGTGGAGCTACGCCAATTCATGAAACATTTGATAGTATAACTGTATCTAATGACCATCAGAATTCTGGTAACATTGTATTAACTGCAATGGATAACATTGTGAGATTT